CTCATTGATGAGGCCGCTAAAAAGCCGCAGATGATGCGTGAAGGCGGTATGGTTCGCGGTGCAGGAAAGGCAAGGCAGGGAGTTCGTCCCTGTAAGATGCGCTAATGCCAGCCAAGAAGCCAGCCAAGAAGAAGGCAAAGTCCAAGGTAAACGCGGCAGGCAACTATACAAAGCCTGAGATGCGTAAGCGACAGTTTAACCGCATCAAGGCTGGAACCAAGGGTGGAAAGGCTGGTCAGTGGAGCGCAAGAAAGGCTCAGATGCTAGCAAAAGCTTATAAAGACGCGGGTGGAGGTTACAAATGAAGGGCGTAAAGCACTACAAGAGAGACGGAACTGAGCATAAAGGTTCTACCCACAAGATGTCTGACGGAACCTTGCATAGTAATAAGTCTCACACTAAGACAAGCGTAAAGCTATTTCACTTTAAAGACTTGTCGGCTAAAGCCAAGGCAAGGGCGAAAGGCAAAAAGTAATGGCTATTTCACGCGCACAGGCTGGAAAGCAGACCAAAAGCGGTAGCGCAAAGAAAAAATCCCAGAAGTCTTTAGATAAGTGGACTAAAGAGAAGTGGGGGACAAAGTCAGGAAAGAACAGCACCCAAGGCAAAAAAGCTACGGGTGAAAGATATCTCCCCAAGAAGGCAAGGGAGGCTCTAACAGACAAAGAGTATGCGGCTACATCGAGAAAGAAGAGAGCCGATACGAAAAAAGGCAAACAGCACAGTAAGCAACCCAAGAAGATTGCTAAGAAAACCGCGAGGCACAGGTAATGGCTACGCCACGAAAAGGTAAGGCAAAGGTTAAGGTAACCTCTTCAGGGAAAAAGGTTAGCTATGGTCAGGCTGGCAAAGCAAAGGGCGGTGGTGCGAGGGTAAAGCCGGGAACATCCAAGGGAGACAGCTATTGCGCTAGGAGTCTGGGGATTAAAAAACGCCTTTCAAAGAAAAAGCAAAACGACCCTAACACTCCAAACAATCTATCCCGTAAGCGATGGAAATGCTCTGGGGCTAAATCCAGAAGGAAATAGACATGGCTACAAGCGGAACATATGCATTTGACTTAGACCTAGGAGACGCTATAGAAGAGGCGTTTGAGCTTGCTGGTCTTGAGTTAAGAAGCGGCTATGACTATCGAACCGCAAGGCGTAGCATCAACCTGATAATGCTTGAGTGGCAGAACCGAGGTTTAAACCTATGGACTGTAGACTTTGCTTCGGAGACGATGACCGCAGGCGACTCAACGTACCCATTATCCGCTGATAAGCTAGATATAGTTGAAGCGTTTGTGAGAACAAACAGCGGGAATACATCTAGCCAGTTCGATCAGACTCTGACAAGAATATCAGGAAGTCAGTATGCTCATCTTTCTAACAAGTTAACAACAGGAAAGCCGTTGCAATTTTGGTTGGAAAAAAAGCCGACAGGAATAACATTCAATCTGTGGCCTGTTCCTGATAGCCAAGAGACGTATCATCTTTCCTATTATTATCTTCGCAGGGTTGAGGATGCAGGATCGCCAGCATCACTTAACATGAGCATACCTGCTAGGTATCTTCCTTGTCTTGTTGCTGGCTTGGCCTATCAGCTTTGCCTGAAGTATGCAGAGGCGGGAGCAAAGGCTTCTGTCATGAAGGCGGAGTATGAGTCACAGTGGACGCTTGCGGCTGATGCGGATAGAGAAAAAGCATCTATCTTTGTTTCTCCCGGCGGTTACCAGTTTTGAGCAGAACTCAAGGTAAAAGAGCTTTTGGGTTTTGTGACCTGACAGGCTTCCGATATCCGCTGAGAGACTTGGTTCCACAGATAGTCAATCAGCGCCCTACAGGGTTGTTGGTTGGCAAAGACGTTTTGGATGTTGATCAGCCGCAACTTCAGTTGGGTAGAGTCAGAACAAATGATGATCAGTCTCTCAGGAATCCTCGACCAGATAGAGCGCAGGCAGAAAGTCGAGAGTTATATGCATTTGATCCTGTTGGTGGAGGTGTAACTGAGCTTGGCAGTAGAACTGTAGGCTTAGATATATCTGCTCACGCAGGAAAAGTTACGGTGGAAATAACCTAATGGCGTGGACATTTACAACACTAAAGTCTTCTATACAAGACTATCTTGAGACTACAGAGTCTACCTTCGTAAGTGAGCTTCCGAACATAATCACTCGCGCAGAGGAAAGAATACTCAAGTCTGTACAGCTTCCAAACTTCAGGAAGAATGTTACAGGTGCCTGCACATCCGGTAATCAGTATCTTCAGACCCCTAGTGATTTTCTGGCGCTGTACTCCATAGCTCTAGATAATAGTGGCTATGAGTATCTGCTCAATAAAGATGTTAACTTTATACGGGAAGCATACCCAGTTAGCACCGTAACAGGCGTTCCGAAGTATTACGCTCTGTTTAATGATCAGACATTTATAATGGCTCCAACACCAAATGCGGCATTTACGTTTGAGCTACATTACTTTTACAAGCCTATATCGATTACTCAGTCTTCTGACGGGACTAGCTGGCTTGGTGACAACGCTGAGAATGCATTGTTGTATGGCTGTCTTGTTGAAGGTTACACGTTCCTTAAAGGAGATGCTGATCTTATGGCTCAGTATCAATCAAAGTACCAAGAGTCTCTCGACAAGCTAGAGATACTGGGTGAAGGCTACGACACTACAGACAGTTACAGGTCTGGCGCGGTAAGAAAGGCCAGATCATAATGCTAATGGAGCTTCCATCAACCCCGATAGTAGAGGTTGCTACAACGTCAGGCAAAGGTCACGATGTAGAGTTTTGGGCTGAAAAAGCAACAAACAAGATCGTATCTGTTGGTAAGACTAGCCACCCCGCTGTAAGGGAGCAGGCTGAGGCATTTAGAGATCAGGTTTACACTGTCGTGTTGCACTTCATGAAGGAAGCGATAAAAAGCGATAGAACCACGCTCACGGGCGTTTTTGAATCAAACCAACAGAAAGAAATGGCAGAAATAATTAGGAGATTGTAATGGCGATATCGCAGGCAGTTTGCTCCAGCTTTAAATCAGAGCTTTTGCAGGGGCTACACAACTTTACTAACAGTAGCGGTAATACGTTTAAGCTGGCGCTATACACAAGCAGTGCTAGCTTGGGAGCCTCTACCACAGCATACAGCGCAACTAACGAGGCTAGCGGTACTAACTACACTGCTGGCGGCGGCGCATTGACAAATGTTACCCCCTCACTTTCAGGAACTACAGCGATTACTGACTTTGCTGACCTGACATTCTCAAACGCGACAGTAACTGCAAATGGCGCATTGATATACAACGACACAAACGCTGATCGGGCTGTTGTGGTTCTGGCCTTTGGATCAGACAAAACATCAACAGAGGGTGATTTTACGATAGCCTTCCCTACGGCGGATGCTAGCAACGCGATAATAAGGATTGCCTAGTGGCTGAAATAACCGGATGGGGTCGGTCTGGCTGGGGTACTGACGGCTGGGGGACTCCTGATGATATAAATGTTACGGGAAATCAGGTAGCGGCTTCTGTTGGTAGCGTTACGGTCACAGCGCGTAGACCAGCATTGGTTAATGTAACTGGCGCACAGGTATCATTAGCAACATCATCGGTAACGGCTTCTGCGGGTGCAGACATTACGATAACAACTACCGACCCACTAACAGTAAGTGAAGGCACAAGTAACGTGTACGGGCTGATTGTGACGGGTCAAACTACAGATTGGCGAGAGGTAGCTTAAATGGCAACTTATGTAAATGATCTCAGACTGAAGGAGATCGCAACAGGTGACTCTTCTGGTACATGGGGTACTGAGACGAATGTTAACCTAGAGTTAATCGGTGAGGCTATGGGCTATGCGACTAAGGCAGTCGCTGACGCATCATCCTCCACAATCACAATGCCCGATGGAACTGCTACGAATGGAGAGCTTAGGTCTTTATATCTGAAGCTAACTGGGGGCGGTCAAGCATCAACGATAACCCTAGCGCCAAACACCATATCTAAGGTTTGGTTTATTGAAAACGCTACAAGCTATACGCTTACATTTACACAGGGTTCTGGTGCTAATGTTGCTGTAGCGGCTGGGCAGACCAAGGTAATAGCTTCAGACGGTGCTGGAAGCGGCGCTGTCTTGTATGACGTTATGACTGACCTGTCAGTAGCAGGAGATTTGTTTGTGGCTGACACCGTACAGCCATCAGGCGACACGGCATCAGGTGATGCGGCGGCAATAGGCTATACAGCCGCAGAAGGCATCATTGTTACAGGGCAAGGCTCAACGTCCGATGTCACCATCAAAAATGATGCTGACGGGACTGTCCTTACCGTTCCTACAGGCACAACTAACGTGGATATTGTCGGTGTGGCTACAGCGGCAACTTTTGAGCCTGACGGAGACACCGCCGCTGGTGATAACGCCGCTATAGGTTACACCGCCGCAGAAGGTCTTATCCTTACAGGTCAAGGTTCTACCAATGACGTAACCATTAAGAACGATGCTGACGCTGATGTTATTGAGGTACCAACAGGCACTGTCAATGTCACTATGGCAGGTACTGTTACAGCGGCAAGCACAATAGTGGGTAACGCTGGACTACACGTTAAGAATGGCGCTACCGGAGCAGGCTTTGTACAGTTTTTTGAGGACTCCGATAATGGCTCTAATAAGGTTACTCTAGCTGGGCCAGCCTCTACAGCGGATATTACATTAACCCTGCCAAGCTCAGTTGGTACTAGCGGTCAGGCTCTGGTTACTAACGGTAGTGGTGTTTTATCCTTTGCGGCAGTAGGCGGCTTGTACAACGACTGGCTGATCAAGACAGCCAATTACACAATGGTTTCTGGAGATCAAATAATTGTAAACAAGACTACCGCACTAACAATGACTCTCCCAGCAAGCCCTTCCGCAGGCGATGTAGTTACAGTAAAAGCTACAGGCGGTGGTACAGTTACAATTGGGCGCAACTCTTCAAACATCAATTCTACAGCGGCGGACGGAACTCTAAACAACGGCTTTAGTACTCAGCTTGTGTATGTTGACGGAACAATCGGCTGGCTACAGCTATAAGAGGATTTAAAAATGGCAGTATTATTAGGTAATGTAAATCAAGGTCTTTATGGCGGCGTTCTCATGGAGATACCGCTTACACGTTCACAAACTTTTGTTCCCCCTCGCAACGGAACAGTAAACATTATATGTATTGGTGCTGGTGGGTCTGGCGCTTATTGCCGAAATGGCACAGGAACTATTGGTACTGGGGGTGGTGCTGGCGGTCTTTGCATAAAAGAAGGACTTGATGTCACTACAAGCGGCTCTTTCACTATAACCATTGGTGCAGGAGGAGCAAGTGTATACGCCAGTGGAAGTACTAGCGGAACCGCTGGAGGAAACACAACTGTCGCAGGCACAGGTTTATCAGCTACGCTAACTGCTAATGGTGGTGGTGGTGGCGTTGCGTTCGCTATTACTGAAAACGGAGCGGCAGGGGGAGCAGGCGGCACAGCATCAAACGGTACAATTAATCGTACTGGGGGTGCTGGAGGCACAGTGGGTGCAGGTCTAGTTACTACTGGTAATAGAGCTTTAATGGAGCTTTCTACTGGCGGTGGTGCTGTTGCCATACTAACCGCAACAGGTTACGCAGGCGGTAGTATAACTCTCGCTGACGGAGGCACTAAGTTTACTAATGATATGTACCTCGCAACAGGTGGTGCTGGCATTGGAGGTCGCGGGGGTGGTGTGCATAGTGTTGATGGAAACTTAGCTCAAAACCAAGTAGGGTTTAACGGCGGCGGTGCAAGCTACGCTGGGTACGACAAAATGACTCAGTACGATTGGGTAGCAAATGGTACCAATGTATCGTCCTCGGGGATAGGAGAGGCGTTTTCGTATTTATACAGAGATGCCTCATTAATAGGGAAACAAGTTGCTGTTGGCGGCGCAGGTAATACCGGCAACGAAACGCCGGGTAATGGAGGCGGTGGTCGCGCACAGAGTAATAGTAGTTCAGACAACTCGTTTTATAGTAATTTCCAAACCCCATCTATGGGCGCTGGAGGCGGTGGATACTCGGGTAACTCCGCTAATAAATGTGGCGGTTATGGTGGCGCTTTTGCAGGCGGTGGAGGCACTACTCAGTATCAGCAACAAACTCAAAGTGCAAGAACTGGTGACGGTGGCGTTGGTGGAGGCGGTGGCGGAATGGTTAATTTTGACGGCTCGGCCCGCATTGGATTAAGCGGT